CTTCTCCCCACCTTTGTGCTTGTGCCAGCCAATACCAGGAGTGATGGTCACCTCGGCCAGCGAGATGGCAATGAGGAGAGCCTCATTGTTTTCCTTGTTGAATACCGGCAGCAGGCCCTTGGCCCCTGTGAAGCCCTGGTCGATGAGTGTGTACTTCTCGGTGTGCTTGAATGGCTTGCCGATGAAGATCTCTGTGACGGTCCACCCATGCTTATTGAATTGCTCGATGATGACAGACTTGAAGTCCTGGTTGCTGACAGCATAGTTGGAGCCGAGAGCAGTGCTGTCATAGTAGAATACCACCTCCTTTGTGGTGTGGGCCCTGTAGTAGTGGCAGAAGTCATCCACCAGCTCCCTGAGCTTCCTCTCATACTTGACAAAGAAGCTCTTGATGACCTTCAGCCTCATGCCATCCCTCTGGCCAGCCACCAGCCAGTTGATATTGGCATTGAAGTCGAAGGCCACGGATATAGGCTCTTTCAGATTCACATCACCATCCAGGAGGCACCCATAGTCGGTACCACTGACAGTGCCGATCCCTTCATCCAGGAGAGGAGTATTGTTGTTATCGATGTAGGTGTGGAGATTCTCCCTGAAGTTCGGATAGAAGCCATCCTTGAGCCTCTCAATCCTCTTGCTCAGGATGCTGGTCTGGAATACCAGAGGAGGAAGGTCCCTCTTCATCTGCTTGATGTACTCCAGGCCCACCACATCCACATTCTCGAAGGTGGACCACTCCCGGTAGAGCACGGCAATCCTCCGGAGCTGAGAGAGCAGGGAATCAATCCTGCCGAGCTCCTCATGCTTGAGCTTCTCATCCTTCCAGGCATTGACCTGCCATCTCTGGTATAGAAGGCCCTTGATCATGTCGATCACCTCCGGAGTGGCCTTCTCCCGGTAGTTCAGGAGCCACCGGCCACTCTTGAGCACCGGCATATCGGAGACAAAGAGGATGGAATGGTGCCAGGGACAGTCGGAGAAGTATCTCTTGGTACCACCATTGGCCGGGAATGTCTCATCCTTGAGCTTGTCGAAGCTCAGGCCCTTGGCTTCATCACCAATCACCCAATCGAAGGTCATGGAGTTGGAGCTCATCCTCACATCCTGGCTGACAATGACCATCTGAGCCCCATTGTAGAAGGAGACCACATCATCGAAGCTCTGAAGAGGAATGATGGGCTTGGCATATCCAAGCCTGGTCGGAGGCTTCTTGCCGACCACATAGTGGATGCCCTCGATCCAGCCGAATTCGGAGAGGCCGGAGAGAGCTGCCGGCAGTGTCCTCAGATGTGCCTGCTTATAGCTGCTGGCCACGAAGCAGCCGGTGGATCCAGGCATGAATTCCACATTCCGCTTGATCCTCAGGGAAACAATGCCGAAAGACTTGCCGAATCGCCTGCCACAGACATCCACCTCGGTGTGGGCTGCTATGGCAAGAGCCTCCTGCTGAGCACGATTGAGATATTTCTGGCTAGTCTCCATCCGGGATGACATCTATCTGAGTCGGCCCATCGATATCCTCTGTGTACCGCTTCAGCAGCTTGGCAGCTTTCTCCTGGATATTCGGCACCGGCTCGATACCGATGACAGACGGATCCACGGAAAGGGAGATGTCTTTCGGGATGATATCATCCCAAGGGAAATCCTCTCCATCCGACTCTTCCAGTCGGTTATTCTTCACAATGCCCTCTGCAATCTTGGTCAGAGCCTTGGCCTTCTTATCATCACCGGCAAGAGCTGCTGCAGTGGCCATGTCGAAGAGATGATTGGCCTTGTGTCGCATCTGCTCCTTGTTGGCTAGAGGGACACGGCCATAGAGAGCCTTGATGATGGCAATGTCCTGGTAGGCCACACGGCTGGTGACATTGTGCCTGGCCATGATGTAGTCCCGGATACGGTTATCCGGCAGCATGGGATTGCTGAGCCAGTGTGTATAGGCATCAGAGAGCCTCTCGAATCGGATCTGCTGAGATGTGGTGAGCTGGAGAGAGTCATCCTCCATCTTGGCAAAAATGAGATCCAGGAATTCCGGATTCGGGGATAGTTTCCTCATGGCATCAATTCATCTTCCTTCTGGTGTATTTCGTACTTGTCGAGCAGATTGATGGCCCATTCAGCTCCTCTGTTGGCAGCTTTCAGGATGACCTCTCGCCTGGTCACCTGGCTCTTCAGCTTGCCGGCATTGTATGCCAGGGAGATGTCGCTCTTGGGATCCTGGATGGCCAGCCGGAGCTGGACCACATCGATGAGCAGCATGGTCGCAATCTCTGAAAGAGAGAATTTCAGCTCGGCCCAATGCTCCACATTCTGCAGATCCTCGGCACTCAGTATGGTGATTTCCCTAAGCATGAAACAAAAGTAGCCAGATTTCTCCGGCTACTTAGGACACTCTCGATGTTGAAATAGAATCACTTGCCAATCAAGGCAAGAAGAGCAATCACCAGGCCTCCGAGGACTGTGGCAAGCAGGTCAATCCAGTCGAAATTGCCATCCTGCCACTTGTCGATGAATTCCTTGATGAAACCGATGAATATCACCGGCCAGAAGCACCAGAAGCCCATCTTCAGCACGATGCAGAAGAAGGCAGCGAAGATCAGACCACAGATGAAGTGGTACAGCCGGTCTCTCCGAATCTTATTCAGGAGAGACACCATCCAATTCCACAGCTTTTTCATAGAGCCCTTTGTTTTGAAGGAGTTTCATTGTTTCGGGAGATATCGTACAGCCATGATCCAGAAGAGCCTTCACCCTGGCCTTGCAGGTGGCCACCTGAGCCGGAGAGTTCACCGGCCTCTTCAAAGCTTTGGAGATGTAGGCCCGGCAGGTGCTTTCCTGGAAGGAGTCTCCGGAGACCTTCTCCTCGGCCTCCCTGGTCAGGTAGGCATCTATTTTGGCCCATCCGGCCTTGATCCTGGCATCCGTCTCCAGCACCCTGACACGGAAGGAGGCCCGGTCATTGTTGGTACCAGCAGCCTTCATCTTTTCATGGAGGCCCCTCCGGAGCTTGTAGTCCTCGGAGATGGAGTCATACACGGCCTGCAGCTCTGCCGGCAGGTCGGATCTCCTGGTCCTCCGGTCATCGAAGGTCTTGAAGGCCGGTGCAGGCTTGACCACCGGCACTGGATCCGACACAGGTGCAGCAGCTACAGGCTCATGCACGGCCACCGGCTTCTGAGCATATCTGGCCACATCGGCCTGCTCATTCGGATTGGAGATGTGTGGGCTGTTGGAGAGCTTCTCCAGCTCATACATGAGCTTGGCCCGATCCTGCTTCCTGGAAAGCCAGTTTTTCAGCCAGTCATTCCGGCTGTATTTACAGAAGAGTGCAAGGCCGGCATAGTAATCCGGCTTTGCACTCTTCAAGTAATCAAGAATCTCCTGATTCATCTCGGCTTGTTAAGAAGCCGGAGTGAAGGAGCCATCCGAGCAGTCGAGCTCTCCATCAGCAAGCTCCAAGGTGCCGACATAGATCGGGAGAGGAGTCACATCAGGACATTCGACCTCGAAGGTTACACCCTTGGCCGAGCCGGCAGCATCACCGGAGTCTCCGGTCGGAGAGATGGTGCAGCGATAGTCCGGGGAGCCGATGACATGGAATCGGCCAGCAGCCTTCACGATGAATACATAGTCACCATTGGCAGCAGCCTTGCAGAAGGCCAGTGCCTCGGCAGTGAGATCCGGGAAAGAGAGGGATGCCTTGTTGGTGTACATCTTGCAGTCCACCTCACCGGTGACCTCGAAGGTCACCTTGCCCTTTCCCTGAGTGGAATAGAGCTTATCCCATACCGCATCTGTTACCAGAGTGAAGTTGCCAGCATACGATGACAAGGTGCTCACCTGGCCGGTGGCAGTGGGATCATCTACGATGGTCGGCCAAGATGCGATGTCTCGCTTGGCCACTCGATAGATGGTAGCACCAATCCCTGAGGGATTGATGCCACCGATTGCAAAGTCAAGATTTCCAAGATTCATATCTTTCAATCTTTAGGAGTGAGACTAGCTCAGAGCTTTGAGCTGCTTGACGGTCACTTCGAGAGAGCCGGAGCCATCGAGTGCGGACACACGGACCTTGGCGATTCGCTTGGCATCACCCTCATCGGCATACGCATAGGCAGTGCGAGTGAAGGTCACCTTGTTGTCCTTGGTGGTCACGGTCAGCCAGGAAGCACCCTCGGTGATGACCTCGGCCTCGATGTCGGAGCCGGTCACAGTGGCATAGGTGCGAGTGTTGCTGCCAGCCGTTGCCGGGATGTCATCCAGGAGAGTGGCACCACGGACTGCACCCTCAGGAGTAGGAGTAGGAGAAGGAGCTGCAGTGGTGCGAGCGACCAGCAGGTATTCCGGGAGGATGCTCTCAAACTGGACACCCCAATACATGCACATGAAGAATTGGAGAGCCTTGGGATTGTCGCATTCACGGATCTTGGCCTGCTCGACATCCGACATCTGGTCCATACCGACCAGCATATTGTCCTGAGTGGAGATGTAGATGTATTCGGAATTCTTGAGGCCGATCAGAGGCACCAGCTCGACATTGCGGTCACAGTGGAGACGGCTCTGAGCATAGGTCTGATTGTACACCACGGATCCGAGAGTGCTCAGGCACCATTCCTCATAGTAATCGAGCACACTCTTCGGCAGGAACATCTTCAGATTCTCCTGGTCACGGAGCTCATCGGAGGCAGCACTGTAGATGGCCTTCAGCACATCACCGGCATTGGCAGCAGTGATGGAGCTGTAGATATACAGGTTGCCCCTGGTGGCATTGATGTTGCCCTCGGTGATTTCCTTGGCTGCAATGGTGTCGAAACCGTTGAAGAGATCCATTGTGGAGTTGCCCTCAGGATCACGCACAGCCTTGAAGAGAGCCTTGCCGAGCTTGGCAGAAGCCTTCTTGGCCAGAGTGAGAGCCATATCCTTCACGATGTCGGCCTCCTTGCGGTCGGTCAGAGAGCTGAAGCTCTCGCCATACACGGTGGAGAAGAGACGGTAAGGATCGAATTCTTCTACAATGTCACCCAGATAGGTGGTGAGAGTACGGCCAAAGAATTTACCCTTGTCGGTAGCATCCTTGGAAGAGCGATAGGGACGGAGCTCGGCATCATTGTCATAGCCTCCGACAGTCTCATCTCCACGAACACCCTTGCGGATGGTCATGTGCTTGAGAGTTTTCTCCAATGCCACTACCGGCATTGCGAGGATCTCCTTGCGATACTTCGCACCGGAGTTCACGAGAATAGCATCAAGTTGCATAGTGCTTGGTAATTAAGGTATTATTTCTTGCGATTCAGGAATTCCCTGCAGGCCTCGGCAGCTTCCTCATAGGTCTTGGCCGGAGCAAATTCATCCACCTTGTGGGCCGGATCCGCTTCAGAATGAACACCGGCAGGAGCCTCCTGGTCATTCTTGGCGATAGAAGCAGAGAGTGCAGCTTCGAGCTCGGAGATCCGACCTGCCTGCTGTTCGATCTGAGCATTCTTGTCGGTGATGGTCTCACTCAGTCGGGAGACCTCGGCAGCATGTTCAGCTTTGAGAGTATCCATCTGGCTCTGGAGTTCATTCTCCTCGGCCCTGGGAGTAGCTAGTGCCTGCTCAATGGCTTCGAGCTGGCACTCCTGGAGAATGGTAGAGCCATCCTCTGCATACATCTGCTCTTCGAGTTCAGGTATGCTTTCGAGTTTCGGATATTTAGCCATCTTTTCTGATGTTTGGTTGTTCTGATCAGCAGCAAGATCCATCACCGCCTGCACCGCATCCTCGAAGGAGCCAATCTCATCGATGAGAGTGCCGACCACATCCTTGGCAAAGTAAGTCTTGCCGGTGAGCTGGTCATCGGTGGCAGAAGGCCGGTTGGCCTTCATATCATCAATGAATGCCTGACACAGAGGATTCAGCACATCTTCCTTGATGATTTGAGTGTTGCCCTCAAGAGCAGCCTCATAGTCGGCATTCTTCTCGGAGGACTGATCGGCATAGATGCGGATCTGCATGTAGCCATCCGGATCATGTCTGACTTTCGGCCATCCGGAGACGGTGATCATGGTGCCGACACATCCTACCTGGTCGAAGGTGTGATGAGCAATGATCTTCTGAGTGTAGCTGATGGCATAGATGCAGGCACTAGCTGCCATACCATCAATGTAGGAGACAATCGGCTTGGTGAGCTGCTTGATGGCAGCAGCCAGCTCCGGCACGGAGTCGGCAGCACCACCACCGGAGTCAGCCACGATGATGTGGCCGATGATCTCCGGATCCTTGTCGGCTTCCAGGAGCTCCTGAGCGATCTCCCTGGTACCATAGCTGAAGCAGGAGCCATACTTGGTCATGGTGCCATCCAGGTAGGTGACATAGACCGACTTGTCGGTATAGGGATTGACCTGCTTCGATTCTCCGACATAGAAATCAGCACAGGAGACCTTCTTGGCCTCCTTCCGCTCAGACTTGTCTAGATCGATGAGATTCCCATCAAGGATACCTCTCACCAGAGGAAGCATGGCTGCTGCCTGCTGGGGATGTATCATCCAGGGACCTCTCAGATTCAGTGCGAGTGATGAGAGATTCATACTGCTGGCAATTTAATGGATGCAAATTTATGATTCACACATTCCTGCAAAAAGGACCACTATGAAGCCTCCTGGTTGATGAGAAGGCCATGAATGCTCTCCACATCGATGGAGATGTTGAATTCAGAGCTCGACAGTCCTGACACACCCTCCCCATAGGTGAATTTCGGCACAAATTCCTTGGATCCGAGCAGATATTCCAGACCGGAGATCAGAGTGAGCTTCCACACACACTTCCGGCCCACCAGTTGCTGGAGTGTACTCTTGTAACTGCTCTTGTTTCTACGGATAGCAGCATTGAAGGATATCTTGGAGAATTGGCCTCCATCATCATCCTGCCAATGCTCTTCCAGGTCACCAGTCTCCGGAGTGAAAGGGAGCTCTGTGAAATGGTATCCTGATTGGATGAAGTTTCGCACATCGAGAGTGCTCCCTGGAGCAAGAGTGCTGTAGTCATAGAGCCGGGATGTGTCTATGTACTCGATTTTTCGGATTCCTAGCTTCATTTTTACCCAATTTTTTGAGACACGAAAGCCTCCTAATTTATTTATTTTCAGTAGTTTCTACTCATTTTTCCGATGACCGGAAAGCCACCTAAAAAAAGATTGGTATCGCATACTTGTCCTGATTAGCCTGCCGGTACCGGTACCAATCCTTCTGAAGCCGACCGAGCATCTTATTGTCGATGGCTCCTTCCAAGTTGTAGTCCAGAAGGAATTGAGTGATCCCTTCCAGGATGGTCATTTCGGGATTGTTTCCAACAGCTCCGACCATGTAAGTGTGGAAAGCAGCCTTGAATTGTTTCTCCAGATACCTCCGGAGCTTGTTGCTGCCTTCCTCAGAGATGTAGCACCGGTACAAGGTATTCACCCTGTATGCTCGGTCCTTCTCGATGTCATAGGCCTTTGTCTTAGAGCTATCCCGGAGCAGCACGATCGAGATGTACTCACTCCGGTCCTCCAGCATCCGGTAGTCAGCCGGAAGAAGCTCCAGGCTCTGCTTGACCATACCCCACAGATTGCTGTACTTGTCGATCTTGATGATGTCGGTGTGGTAGGTGGCAAGCACCCACCCTCTGATGAAAGAGCCTACCTTCACATCAACACTGTTGTAAACTTTTCTCTTCATCGGTTACAAAATTAGAGTGTATTGACTTTGGAATTGCTGACATAAATAGGAATCCCCATCTGGAGCCTGGCCTTGAGAGGCTCGATGGTGGTCTCTCGCACGATATCGGTGTAGTAGTTTCCTTTGTTCGGTCCCAGGAGGCACTCGCTGAGGAAAGGCCGGCCATACCAGAGCTCTTTCATGCTCTTGACTTCGACCATTCCGGCAGGCACCTTGTCATAGCACCAGCAAGGATGAGACTTGCCATTCCACCATACTCCGATTTCGAGTCTAAAAGGGAATTTTTTACCTTCTTCCATGATTCTACTTTTTTACGATACTTTTTTTCTGAAATAATCTGACACTTCTGACACCGTTATCCATAAATCTTTGACCTTCAGTCACTTCTTTGGTGTCAGATTGCGAATTCATGATCTGACACCATCTGACACCAAAACCGCTTAACTCATTGATTATCAATGGTGTCAGAAAATAACGGATTCCAGGGATATTGCTTCTTTCCGGTGTCAGCCAAAACCAAATGACACCAATCTGACACCGCAATCTGACACCGCTTAACTGTCTCTTTATCAATACTTTTACTCTCTCCGGTGTCAGAATGTCAAAGAAAAAGAAGAAATACATAGCAAGACAAAAACCGAGACCAATCAGCACCAAGAAAAATGGCCACATGAGCATGAGCCATTTTTCATACTTTGGAGTGACACTCCTAGAATCCGAATGTAGGCATGTCATCATCTGAATCGGTATTATCGGCCATCCCCAGGGACGGTACCCGGACATCTGAATCTGACTCTCCGGTGGTGTCGATGTAGAAGTAGTAGTGCTCCTCTCCATTGACCTTCCGGTGGATGTCATTCCTCTCCTTCTCGGACACAGTAGTGAGCAGCCTGTCAGGATTGAATTTCCAGTCCCGGTAGGTGCAATACTGAATCAGCTTCTGCTTGAAGGTTTTCATCTTGATCATGGCAGCGAATTTCGGATTCAGTGTGGCCTTGTAGGCCTCAAAGGTATCCTGCTTATCCACCAAGGTATTGAGCTTGTCATCGGTGAAGTATTCCTCGGCCCAGAAGAGGAATTCATCGGAGAGAGCTCTCTGGAGGATTCGCTTGTCAATGGCCTTCATCGGAGGCTGGATCCTGGTGTGGATCTTCTGCCAAACGGCCAGGCAGTTCAGCATGAAATTGTAGAATTGATTCATCTCATCAGGAGTGTAGTCGCTGATGAGATTCTTTCCGAATTCGGTATAGGGACTCCTCTCCTTCAGACCTCTCTGCATGTCATCGGCATGGTAATAATCGGAGAAGGCTGTAAACCAGGTACGCCTCCGGAGAGAAGCATCGAAGCCCTTGATGGCATGGTTGGATGTGAAGATCACTTTCGGAGAATCCTTGAAGTCGATGGTGAAAGCAGCCACATACTTGGGATTCACCACCATCTTTCCGGTGATCATCGGCATGAATTTGTGCAGATCCACCGATGAATTCAAGTCATCGATGAAGATGCTGTCGGTGATGCCCCTCTCCACACCCTGGAGCATGAAGTCTCCCTTCTTGGTGTCCAGATTCTGGCCATCGATGAAGAGCTGCTTCCTCAGAGACTCCAGGCTCGAAGCGAAGAGTGACTTTCCGGTACCACCCAGGTGAGTACCCTCATCGGACTGCTCGGTCTCCATGCAGAATACAGCATACGGTTGGCCGGCTGCTTTGTGCTTGGCCAGGAGATATCCGAGAGCCATGACCTTGTTGATGAAGTTCAGATCATGCTCGGACTGCTCTTCCTCGGACAGAGGGATGCCGAGCTCTTCCTTCCTCCAGAATGTGCGACCGGTATTCCAGATGTAGTCCATGAAGGAGAAGCCCCTCTTGTGGATGGTAAGCCGGTACCGCCTTGCATCTCCTAAAGTGTCAATTTCCTTCTTCAAGTAAGAAAATTCGGGGGAGTTGGGGGATGCAGCATTGAGCCGGGAGAGCAGCTCATTGTATTCATCAGAATAGTCGATGTCGAAGAAAGGCATCTTGCCAGGCTTTTCCATCGGCACGAAGTCAAAAGGGAGGATCTTGTCGGCATAGACCATGCAGGGACAGTCTGCCGGCTTAACGGCCATCACACCGGCCTTGGTGACCTTGAAGATGCCATTCCTGAAGAAGAAATGGTCATCGGTATCATTCCAGCTTCTGAAGTCAGGCTCGATGATGGCCAGCTTCTCCAGGGAGGAGAGCCGGATCTGATTCGACCTGTGTACAGTATTGGCCAGTTGCTGGTTGTAGTATTTAGGATGAGTCTTGATGTATTCCAGCAGATATCCGGAGCAGTGGGAGGATATGGCATCCTCATCGATCAGAGTGACCACATTGTCCCGGATGTGGCAGAAGGTGTATCCCTTCTTCTCGGAGTCAGAAGCGATACGGTAGTATCCGGAGGCCCGGAGGAAGGCATAGAGCTGCTCATTGTTGATGTCATAGCTCCTGCCGGTCTTGCTCCATTTCTCCTCCCAGAATCGAAGGGATCCGGAGAGCTTCACCAGGTCATCGAAGAGCCTCCTGGGATTCTGATTTTCCGGCCTTCTGAAGCGCATGAAGAAGTCCTTGGCATCCTTGCAAGGCTTGCCCCTTTTATCCTTGAATCTGGCCAGCTCTGAAGGCAGCAGGATGATCCGGATGTCAAGATACCGGAGAGCAATCCGGTACATGTTGGCAATCCCGGTCTCATCGATGTCATAGAGGATGAAGATATTCTTGGCCAGCCTCTGCAGGACCGAGAATTCATACTCTGTCAGATCTGCAGTCTCGGAGTTGAGCCAGCAGATGCGATAGTCGGCCCGGTCTGAGGAAGCATTCCGGACATTGAGAGCATCTGATGGTCCTGAGCAGATGATCAGATTCTCCCATTTCTGCTCCTTCTCCTGAGGCTCACCCTCATCATCCACTTCCACCACGGTCCTCTTGTATTCCGGATTGGCCTTGGCCTTGGTGTACTCATCCAGGAATTCCAGGTCACCGAAAATGAAATTCTCCGGCTTGGATCCGTAGTACATGAAACGAAGGTCTCCGAGTGGCTGGTAGATCTTGCCCCAGGCCTGCTTCTCTTCCTCCTTCTCCTTGCCCCTGGTGCCATAGTCATAGAAATACATCGGATAGCTCTCGGTGGCCGACACCTGGAAGCTCTTGCCATCCTTATTCCTAGGTGTGATATAGGAATCGAGAGGCTTGAGGCCGAATTCCTCACACCGGCTCTGAGTGATCTGATATCCGAGCATGGCCAGCTCCGACTCAGTGAATTGGCCACCTTCTCGGAGTTGTATGCTATAGCCCTCTTGTGCAGGGACTTCCTTCAGAATCGGCCTAGGCTTAGCAGGCGCATAAGACCTGCCTTCCAGGAGCTGTGGTGCATACTGCTCGGCAATCCATGTAATGGCCTGGCCAAAGTCCAGATTCTGCTCTTTCATGACAAGCTGAATGGCAGTCCTGGCCTGATTGTCGGAGCCTCCTTTGTCCTGGATCATCCAGATTCCCTCCCGGCTCTGGAATACTGCACAGGAAGGATTCTTGTCATCTGGCCGGATCTTGAAATTCTTCCGGCCACCGGATGCAAAGCATGGCTCTGATTGTGGATAAATACCTATGATGACAGTCCTACCATTGTCTGTGGCCTGCCAAATATCCTCTTTAGTTATCTTATACTCATTCATCTCTCTTGGTGATTATGTGCTGGATTTCCAGCATCATCTTGTCGATAGAGGCCATCATCCTCTCGGTGTACTCATTGCCTTCAATCAGGAAATGGACAGCCTGCAGTGTCTCTTTATACTGCTTCATGGCCTCCAGCAAAGCATCGGTGTCGGATGTGCTAAGCTCGAAGAGGGACACCAGGCCTCTTCTGTCGATGTCGGCATACATGGCTAGGCAAAGAGCTCCTTTCTCGGTACAGAGACATTGTAATGCTTCTTCACCTGCTTCTGGATGAATTTCTGATCCTGAGCCCCAGGCTTCCTGGTGCCCTGCATCCACTTGTAAGCAGTGGAAGGAGACACCTCGCACTCGGCACAGATAGCAGCCATCATCAGCCGGCTTTTCTCTTTGTCAAGGTTGTAGAAATACTGAATTGTTCTCATTTCATCACTGTTTTTATCTTGCTCCCATCATCATAAAACACAAGTAGCTTCTCCTTCTTTGGCTTCTCCCGGATCTTGAGGGAGAGATTCCAGAGTGCAGCACTATTGACTGCACTCCGGAAAATGAAATTCTGCATCATGACTGCCTCCTGGAGAATGCTCTCCGGAGCTTGCTGATGCTCTTGGAAGGAGAGGATGTGGCTATTCCATGCTTCTTGTCATACTCCTCGGAGTCCACGGCATGGATGCCCCTGGCTCTCCTCTCAGCGACCGACATGGAATAAATAGCATTCATCATGGTCTTGCTCGGACCTCTCCGAGCACATCTCTTTTCGGTGAATTTTCTCTTCATGGCTGTGTGCTTTAATTACCAGTATTTAGGATGGCCATCCTCATCATTCTTCTCCTCGATCTGCCATTCCTGGGGGAAAAGCCAGGACTCCCACAGCTCAATGAATTGAAGCGCACAGTATCTCGCAATCTCGCTAGACTTGCAAGCAAGGCGAGAGCCGATATTCGCAGACGAGCCCGACCAGGCGTAAGCCGAGTCCGCACAGGCGAGACCGCAACTTCCATCTGGCCTGATGAATCGAGCAATGTCGCTGTCATCTTTCCGAGCTTTAGGAAGGCTCCTCTCCTCTGACTTGGAATAGATCCAAAACCAAGGGAAATAGACAGTGGTCTCCCCATCGAGAGGATGTCTCCATCCGTCATTGAGAGCCCGGATGATCACTTCGAGCTGCACCAAGGCAGCAATGTGATCCGGAGCATTTTCATACTTCCTGAAGAAGTCGGCAGGATCCACACCAAGCTTTTGGCAGGCATCCTCAAAGGTCTTGATAGACCGGAAATCGAATTTTGATTCCATAGTGTTTTATATTGATGATGTGAGTGAATTGATATCGGTGGCAGCTATGATCTCATCCACCTTCTTCTCCAAGGCCTTGGATTGCATCAGGAGAGGGATGCTCCTCCGGCCATCAGGACCTTTGGAGTCGAAGTAGGCCTGCTGAGCCTGTCTCATCTGTCTCACCAGGAGCACGAAGGATTTCACTGAAGTGGCCATGACTATTCCTCCTCAGAGTTGTAGAAGAAATCAGGCAGATGGTCGGTGGCTTCCAGGAAGAGGAAGAGACCAGGAGTACCGGCCATGAGATAGCCGAGCAGAAAGACGGTGGTGAGGCCTTCAGACTTCCAGTCGAAGTCCACGATGGTGAAGTATCCGAGCACGATGGCCAGGATGCACAGGAAGATGCCTGCAGCTTTTTTCTGTTTCATATCCATGATATTATTCATTGTCTTTGTTGATGTCATCGGAGAAGATGACCAGGAAGGTGTAGAGGAAGGCTCCGGCAAAGATCAACAGGATCATGATGGCCAGAGCGAGAAGCACGATGAGGATGTCAGTAAGCATGGCTATTGGAATAATAGTAATTGGCTCCCCTCGGTCTCTTGGCCGAGGATGAAGTCACAAATGAAATTATGTGCGTATTCGGAGGATATCATGGACCGATCTTCTGAGCAGATTCCGGCCTTGATACCCGATTTCGAGCTCTTGATGGTCCGGTGCTCTTTGGGATGATGAAATGTCTCACCATAGGTCGGCACACAATTCAAAAACCAATATTGTGTAGGCTTATTGAAGAAGTCCCCTCTCATGGCTCGATTCCGGTCAATGAGGGAGGCCTGGTAAGGGAAATTGCCGACAAGGAAGTGCTGTGTGGCATAAGGATTCTCCACGATGAGCCGGAGGCCTCTTTGGTCACATGCTGCAAACATCTTCAAGCACAGCTCATAGAAGTATTGCCGATTCCTCGACCTTTCTATGATGGTGTCAGACTTCTCCTTGACCGAAAGCTTTTCCAAGTTATGATGCTTTCCGGTGAAGTAGAGCTGATTGTTCTCACAAAAGTATATGCAAGGGAAAAATGCCATAATTAAATCATTGCAAGTGATTGATTCAAAGATAGTTGTACCCCCCCCCATATAGGCCTTCTCAATTTCGGAGAATAGATCCATCACATGGTCGGTCTCTCCGAAATTGTTTTGGATATCATAGTCCTCAGCCGGGATGCCAAGGTGAATGAATTCCCTCTTGAATGTGCCACTCTGCTCGAAGAAGCAATGTACCTTTCCTCTTATTTCCATTTTCTCAATGTGTCGATTTGAGCCTTGATTCGGTTGATACCATCGATTCTCTCAAAGTAATTTCCTACAGTCAAGTCGGCCTCCAGCTCCCGGAGCTTTGAAGATAGTTTTTCGATCACCAGAGACCGGCCTTCCTCGGACATGGTATTCATGACTATGCTGCCTAGATTACGAATACATAGAGGCCCTGCTCGGCCATCTCCATCGAGAAGCCGGCATCATTGAGTTTCTTAATAACACTTGGCACACATTTATTGATGTGCAGGCGAATTTCCCCCTCCCGAATGAAGCAGCAGGAGTCCCCCTTGGGGAGATTGATGGAAATCTGAGAGGAATGATGCTGGGTGATGATTTCCATAGCTTGAATGAATTGCTCTCTTTTCATAATATGGTATTTAATAGTTAATTTTGCATCGGCTTTTGTCCATCTTTTGTCCAACCGATGTGCAAATCTAAGCATAATATTTCAAATAATGAAATATTTTGTGTCAAAATTTGCACATTGATTGCAAATTGCGTTATAACCCACTGATAATCAATGATTAACTTTGTAGAAGCATGGACACAGAAAATTCGTTTTACACCGGGATCATCGAAAGCTTGAGGAAATTGATGATTGATAAGCACTTGACTCAAGCTGCTATGGCAGACTTTGCCGACACCACACCATCCCAATTCAGCAAGATCCTGAAAGGGACCGTATTCCTCTCAATCGCTCAAATTTCAAAAATTGCACACTCTCTGTCAATGAGTGAAATTGATGTGATGACATACCCAAAGAAGTATATCTCGCTGGAAAAGCAAGAGCAGGAGCCTGTAGAAGCCATCCTCCAGATCAAACTGAAGAAGGACCGGAAGGACCAGGTGCTGAAGCTCATTTTCGGAGAGCACAATCTTGAAATCCTAAACAAGTAGCCATGACCAAGAGAGCCCTGTTCAGCATCATCGAGAATGGGAAAGTGAAAGATATCCTTCTCCCCACTAGAGGCATCAAGATCACTAGAGAGGAAGCTTATCCGGCAGGAGACATTGTGCATATTATCTCCGGCTCCAAAATATATGAATCAGCCGAGTGCTATGAGGATACAATCCGGAATCTAATTGATGACT